ATGATAAACAAGTTTAAATACAAAAAGAAAAAGAAAAAAAAGAAGAAGAAAAAGTAATGAAAGCTAAACCAATATATGCTAAACCTAGACCTAAAGGATTAGGGAAACCAAAATCTTTTAATAAAAAAGGAAAAGCATATAAATCAGCTAAAAGACAAGCTGATAAAAAGTTTGGAAAGAAAGTAAGTCTTTATAAGAACATCTTTATTTCTAAAGCTATTAAAAAATATAAACCAAGAAAGAAAAAATGAGTTTTATAAATAATAATAATATTCCATTAGGATTAGCAATTCAAAGAGGATTAGTTAATAATTTTTCAGGAATTCAAAAATTTGGATACAACACAGCAGTAGGAACAGTATTCGAAACGATATGGGAGAATGGTGGTTTATATGCTTACCCTACAACTCCAACTACAGCAGTAGCAACATCTACTTCTACAGATGACAATGATAGCTTACTTCATATTTTTGGCTTAGATTCGAATTGGGATTTAGCTGATGAGGTTATTACAGTAGGGGGTTCAGCTTCTACAACATCTTTTATAAGAGTATTTAGATCAGTATTAGAAAATGCTAATACAGGAATTGTTAATGTTGGTAAAATTACAACAACAGTTAATTCACTTCCTGTTTCAATAGTTGATGTTGGTTATGGACAATCACTTCAGGCTGTTTATTCAATTCCTAGAAATTATAGAGGTTATCTAATGTCTATTGATGTTGGAACAAGTAAGCAAAAAGAAGTTGAGGCTAAATTTATGCAAAGACCTTTAAATGGAAATACTTTTCAAACTAAATCATTAGTTACATCATTTGGAACACCTTTTAGAAAAGACTATTTAGTACCAGAAATTTTATCAGAAAAATCAGATTTAGAAATGAGAGCAAAAGCAGATGCTACAACTTCTATTTCTGCTGGGTTTCAATTAATCTTAGAGAAAATAGTGCAAAGCTAATGACTAAAAGACCTAGAACAACTGGCGAACATATTGTTGCTCTCTATGGTCATATAACAGGATTAAAAAAAGATATAATTACAATTAAAGATAATCATTTATCACATATGCATCAAGATATTGAAAAAATAGATGATAAGCTTGATAAAAAATTTGATGCCATGATTAGTTGGATTATTGGTGGAGTAGGTGCAATTGCTATTTTGTTCTTAGCACAAATACTTTACTTTTTATCAAAATAGTAATACAACACAAAATTGAATTATGCACAATAGAATCTTAGTCATTTCAGATATGCACGTGCCTTATCATCATCAAGATTCTATTAGATTTTTAAAAGAAATAAAAAAAGAATTTAAACCAGATACAATTGTTAATATAGGCGATCTATTAGATTTCCATGCAATAAGCATGCATGAACATAACCCAGATTTATATTCAGCTGGACATGAATTAAAACAAGCAAGAATTTATATAAAAGAATTAGAAGATATATTCCCTGATATGACAGAAGTAGATTCAAACCATTCTAGCTTGGTTTATAGACGAGCATTAAAATTTGGAATGAGTAAAGAATTTTTAAAAGATTATGGAGATTTTTTGGGAACTAAAAAATGGAAATGGGTAGATGATTTAGTTTTAACAATGTCAAATGGACAAAGATGTTTTTTTACGCATGGTCGTAGTGCAGATGTTTTAAAAACTTCTCAAGCTATGGGCATGAGTTGTGTTCAAGGGCATTACCATACAAAGTTTGTAATATCTTGGTGGGCTAATCCTGATAATTTGTTCTTTGGAATGAACGTGGGGTGTTTGATAAACCAAAAATCCATGGCTTTTAATTACGCAAAAAATTTTAAAACTAGATTTATATTAGGTTGTGGTATAATAATTAATGGAATACCACGATTACTACCTATGGTATTAGATAATTCAGGAAAATGGATAGGAAAGATAGTATGACCTCAAATAAGCTTAAAAATACCCTTTTAAAGAGCCATAGAGCCCCGCAGAACGACGATTCAGCTTTTTCGACCCAAGTATTAGGGAATCACTACAAATCGCTTAAAATACAGCCTTTAGAGTATTCTATGGCAAATGAATTTAATGCTTGTCAAACTCATGTGGTAAAATACATCTCTAGGTACAATAAAAAATGGAAAGATAAAAAAGATCAAATTAAAGATTTAGAAAAAGCAAAGCATGTAATTGATATGCAAATAGAATTATTAAAGAAAGAATAAAATGTACTTGAAAATTTTAGGAATGGGATTAAAAACTTTTTCGCACATTTACCAAAATAGGCAGAAAACAAAAATGTTAATTTCTGATGCAGAAAAAATGCACGCAGAAAAAATGGCTCGAGGAGAAATTGAATATACACAACTTATTAAATCTGATCAGCAAAATTCGTGGAAAGATGAATTTGTACTTATTCTCGTATCTTTGCCTATTCTTTTATTGGTGTACTCTGTTTTTTCTAATGACCCATTAATGAAAGAAAAGTTAGATTTATTTTTTCAATACTTTAATGAACTACCTATGTGGTTTCAAATTTTATTTGTATCTGTTGTTGGTGCTATTTATGGCATAAAAGGTACAGAATTAATCAAAAGAAAATAGTCGCATTTAAAATTACAATCCATTAAAATATAATAATGGATAAGATTAAAGTAGATGCAGTAATTACAAATTTGGAGCTTCAATTAGAAACAGCAAATAACCCATATGGTTCTTTTGTGTCTTTTCGTTTTGTTGATACGTTTCCATCTTTTCCAAAAGTCAATGAAATGGTTTCTGAAATTAAAAAAAGAACTGATGTAGATTTAGTTGATTATGAATTTACTTATACTGGCATACACGAAGATACAGATTTAACTCATTTAGAAATTACAAGAAATTAGTTATGGGGGATTTCTCCCCCACAATATTATTTTGTTAGTTTTTCGATTGCTAGATTATTAATAGACTGTTGTTTTAAATGATCACAATAACTATGACCATTTTTAGCTTCAATCTTTGCTACTAAAAATAACTTTTTTTTATCTGAAAGTTCTTTTTTTATCTTCATATATCTTTCATCATTAGTAGCTTTAACTTTAGCAAGAGATACAGATAATGATTCATTAGTCATTTTTTCATTCACAACATAATCAAACATTTCATTAACTTGATCTTTAACTTCATCATATTCAATTTCAGCATTTATCAATCGCTTATCTAAAGCATCGACATAGGCTAAAATTCTATGAGGGTCAAATGATTGCGGTCTTATCTGTATGTATTTTGGGCTATCACTCATTAACCTAGTTCTTGTTCGTAAAGATCTGGATTAAAGTCAGTAGCATTTTCTTTAGCCCAGTCTATTTCTTGTCTTGGGCTTTCAGGCAATTTATCATCACTTAATTGATAACTATAATGCGACTGTTTATAGCCTTGTTGTTTAGGTTGGTTATTGCCATATCCACTTTTATTAAATGGTTTTACCATATAACAAGTAATTGCTAATTCCATACCATTAGAATATTGACTAGCTTTTCCTTGTTGGATTTTACTACCCCATTTTAAAACATAACCAGCTTGTACATATCTTTGTACTTCTGGAGAGTTAATCCATTGTGGAACTTCAGTAAGATCATACAATTTTTTTGTAATACTACACTGAAATTTAGCTTTTGTTGATGATGCTTGATATTCAAACGCAGGCGATTGTTTGCCAGTTGAATACATTTTTAAATTAAGCCCACAAAATGGTAGGCTTTGTTGTTGTATTGACATGTTTATCCTTTTTGTTTCATGTTTTTATTTTTGTTTATGTATTTCCTTTGCAATGCAAATATGCATAGCACCTAGAAACGCATTAAACATTTGTTTATTTAAAGGAAGTTCTTTAACCTCAATCTTTCCATCTTTTTTAGGAAGTCTAATAATTAGACCTTTGGAAATTTTAAGTTTAGTTTCTTCCTCATATGCTTCTTTATACGCATTTAACTGTAAAGTATAGTCAAACGATATATGATTACTTGTTTTAATATCTGCCAAAATAAGATTACCTTTCTTATCTTTTAAAACAAGATCAAGAGTACCAGCATAATTGTATTTTTTAGAGTAAATTTTTTTCTCTAATTCTACAACTTTATACTCTTGGTTCTTCCACCAATCTAAAAAAAGGTTCCAGCAATTGATAACCTTTTCATCTGATTGTTTTGGAATTTTTTTACCTTTTAGAAAGTCTTCAATTAAACCATGAACAACTGTTCCAACAAGTCCAGCATCTTTTTTAACTTCTTCTGTCTTGTTTTTTGCTTGGTCAATTATCCTTTCTAACATTACCCTATCAATCATTTCTCCATTGTCTAATTTATGATTAATAAGAGCCTTTATTTCTCTTATAGGTGTAGCAACTAACCAACCAGTTAATTCTGGTTTAGGAATGCCATTACCACATATTCCAGTTACACTTTCCACTTTTTTACCTTCATGATAATAAATATGTTTATCATCATCAAAGTCTAAAGTAAGACCATTTTTCAACTTATGTTTTATATACATGTTTTTCCTTTTTAGTTAAGACGTTCTAATAATTGTGTGATGTCATACTTATAATATTTAGTAAGACAAAACAATTTAGATACATCAGTTTTTATACCTTTTTCAAATTTATATAAATCAAAAATTGAATTAA